ATCTACTATGCCAGTCTCAGATGCTTTCGCTACATGTAAATACCATTTCGGATCTCCTTGAGCCATCTGAAAATAATCATAAAATATATTATTCATTGACTTTGGAGTTCCAACTAAAATCATAAATCCTTTCCTATCAGATAGAGCTGGAGTTATTACTTCACTAATCAGACTTGAATTAACTTGAGCTACCTCATCGATGATGCAGCCATCTAAATAAATTCCACGAATGCTATCTGGATTTTCAGAGGACAGTAAAGTAATCCTAGATCCATTTATAAAATCAGCTCTTAGTTCCGTTTGGTTATATTTCATACCAGGAATATTTTTCGTAAAATGCACCAGGTAATCAAAAGCTATCTTCTTAGCCTGGCTATAAGTAGGAGCTATGTAAGCATACCTTGGTTGATGATTTTTGTTTGTCATGCAACATTTAATAAGGTGGTTAATACATAGTACCGTTTTGCCAAACCTTCTATGACAACATAGTAAGCTATATCTAAACCTATCTATATTCTCATGGATTAAAGCTTGAGCCTTCCTAGGCTTATATGGAATAACAACTTGCATTAATGAATACTTGGAACTTCCTTTGTCTGCCAATATGGCATTTTAATTTTAGCAAATACAAACTCTGCAAACTCAAACATATCTTTCTGCTCAGTAAAACCATCAAAGCTTATGACAAGCTCATTGTTAAATGTTGTAAAGCTATATGCCGATACATTCTGATATTTGTTTTTAGTTTTTTTAGCCATGTGTTTGTGTGTGTGTGTTGCATCGGTAGTATATACGTATTAATACCCAGCCCAGTTTTCGTGGTGTGGTGCCTCTGGCCAGGAATTAAAAAGCTTTCTCCACAGAAACAAGTCAACAATCGATAGACAGTCAACAACTCTAGCTACTAATCATTAATTAATTTAAGCAAGGTAGTGAATAGTAGTGAATTACTTTCTATATCCTAACCTCATGACGCAAGACCTAACTTTGTTTGATGTCTGTAATACCGAACTCTTGAGTACTAACATCTATGATATCTCTATCATCAGTAGTCCACTTGATCTCTATTGATGTCTCTTGCTTGATCTCTTGTCGATCACCATAGACTGAGATTAACTTGGAAGCTAACCACTTGGCTAACTGAACCTTCTCTCTAATGACCATGATGTTTCTATTGTCAGCATGCTCGAGCTCATCCATTGCTTTCTCAATATATGACTGAGCACCAATGCGTCTCGCATCTTGAATACTGTTGGCAAACTCTTTGTGTTCAGCAATCCATTTATAAATCTTTGTAAGGCTTGGCATATCCTTATCTCTAGCAATACGAACTAATGGAGTACCGAGCATTAACTCTTGGCAAATCTTTTTAGATATCTTCTCTGTTATTACTAGCTCTTTGGTCATTGTATTTAATTATATTCTGAGCAGACTTTGCTTTACCTTCTAATGTTGTTGGACCTCGACTGTAACCACCATGTACTTTACATCTAATGTTACCATTCTTGCAGAGTATTCCAGGAGCCATACAAGGTCGCTTGCCTTGCTTGGTTAATGTTTGGCAAGCCAGTTTAAATTTCATTGTTTCTAATAACTGTATGAAGAGACTAATTCAATCAGCTTAGCTTATTCTGATTTCAATCAATACTTTTTAGTCTACATACCTTGGATAACTTTTCAAGTCTCTAAGATTATCTTATGTGAATTTATTTATAAAAATATTTGAGGATTAACTAATTAACTAAACTTTTTGGTTATTATGTCAATACTACTAACTATAACTTTGTTTGACAGCTTATCCAATACTCTCTCATACATCTTCTTGATTGTTACTCTGTGATAACCAAAATACTTTCCAATGCTGGTCCATTTAGATCTGTTAGCTCTCATCCAATAAATCTTTCTCATCAATAAAGGATCATCTGATATATCTGTTTCAATTAATAATAAGAGATCTATTGCTGTTTCATAGTTCGTAATCTGCCTTGGAGTAGCTCTAAGCCTCATGCTTGGCTCAACATGATATCCCCAGTCTTTTTTATCATAGTAAGTCTCTAGTGCCTTGTACATGCTAGGACATCTATTATTATTTGGAGATGCTAAAAACCTTTCGCAGATAGCTGCATCATTTAAAATATTAACTATGTTTCTTCTTACAAATAAATAGTGGTCAAGTTCATGCTCTATCTTTGATAACATCTCTAAGTACCCATGGATATAATAGTTGATTTGATTTAATCTTCTTCAACTCCTCTGTTGGCAAATCTTCTAATTGGTCCTGGAGCTCCCAGCGATCTAATCCTGGATATAAATATTCTTTGTTTAATTCTTTTTGATGTATCTCCTGGAAATGATTATTGAGTGTTGCGAAACCTTTGTTGGAAAACTTTTTAAATCCTATGCTTTCAATAAAATGTTTATGGCTTGGCATATCAAAAGAAATATATTTATCTTCTTTAATACTTATCAATGGATAGTCATCAACTTTGATCTTAGATAGTTTAATTAAAATTTCTTGAACTTCTGTTTTTGTTAATTGAAATAGTCCAGCAACATCTACAATTCTAATATATGCGGATCTCTTAATAATATTATAATTGGAACACAAATAATGATAAACTCTAAACTCTTTATCCGTTAGATCTGCTGTAATTATATTAGGATCTGCTAAGTAAAATTTTGACATATTCATCCTTTCTTACAAAGTTATTATTGTATTCATTCTCTTCAGTTATTCGTTTCATCAAGTAGTCTTTAGCTTGGCAAACTGGAATGTGGAGTTGCACTAAATATTCCAGGTACTGCAACATCTGATCTGGTGTCAAAGCCATTCTCTGTCCGTTTGTGAGCTGATTTTGTACATGAAATGCGGTGATATCTCTGTTTTCAGTATTCTCATCGACTGAGTACCAGATTGTAAAGAAAGGTATTTTGGCGGATCTTGCTATAGATTTATATGGTCGATAAAGCCAATCTGATTTTGATTTAAACTTATTATCTTTATTATAAATATGATCCGCTAACATTAAAGGATGAGCACAAGCTGGACAGATAGAAAGTTGATCAAGATCTGTGTAGGCAATTCCGTTATGAGCTTGTCTATGCCAGTAAGAAAAAGGAGTAACAAGTTGATTATAAAACTGATCTCTAGCCATTAATAGGATTTAATTTCCTCAGATAGATTGTCAAATAAAAAATTGAGTTAGAGTAAATTACAAAATTGACAACTTTTAGGATATACGCAAAGTTTGCGGTATTATTTTCCGTAAGACTATCTTATATACATATTATGAGTAAATCGACACCAACACAAAAATTAAGAGACAGAAATATTATAAAAAAAAGCGATCCAATTTGGAAAAAAATTAATTTATTTCAAAACTTAAAACATAATACTGATGATGAGATTAATATTTATGCAACAGCTGAAATTAAAATGCTGCAAAGTTTTGCAAGAGATCAAATCTTTAATTTAAAACAATCAATCGAATGTTCTCAATTAGGTTTTTTTACATCAACAAATCAAAAATGGAAATTATTAAATTTAATCTTTTACTATTCTACAAAAGGTGAAAGTTTTTATAAAGCAAAGGTTATGAAAAATTTAAGAATGAGTGCGAGAACTTTTGATGCGATTATTAAAGAAGCTATTGATCGAGGATCTTTTATTTATTTATCTCCATATAATGCAAAAATAAATTCTAAAATTAGAAACATTAGACCTTCAGAAAAATTAATTATTGAATACATAAGATACAATGTTTTAAGATGTGAAAGAGGTTTAAAAACTTTTAAAAGATATGGCATTAAATAAAAACGAATTTTTAAAACCAGTAGAGGTTCAACATGAGTTCGGATTAAAAGTTAGAATGCTATCTTATTTTAGAGAGTGCAGCATGGATGAAGGCAAGTTAAGAGGACCAAACTTTTTAAAAGATGGTGAAGTTGTTTTATATAAAAGAGAATGGATTGTAAATTACATAGCTGAAAAACAACCATTTTGTATTGCTACATCAAAACAAACTGAACAAAGTCAACAACTCAATACAAAGTCAGCAACTGTACATAAGTTTCAAAAATAACAAATCATAACAAAGCTACATCGTTAATATTATTTAATAGGAGTAAATCTTATTTTATGAAAACAAATGATATAGATCCTTTACAAGCAGAACTAAATAAAACACTTCCTCTTTTTGCCAGAAAATTAAATATTAATCATGGCTCCCCAACACAGTTTGCAATTCCAGATTCAGCTTGGCTGTTTAAATATTGTTGGATGGACCAACCAATGAGAAGAGAATTACTACCATCAAACTCTGCTATGGAAGCTGGAAGAGTAGTAGGTGATGTATTGCAAAGAATGTACGCAGATACAGTTTATAGATTAAATCCAAACACAAAAAAAATAGCACCAACAACTAATGAAAAAATAACTCTTGATGCAGCTCTCCAGGAGGAAATAGAAAAATTTAAAGATCATGTTCCAACAGATGAAAAAGATAGTGATAAAAAAATTAGATATTTAGAAGAAATACCAGAAGTAATAATCAATGCTAATTCTGGTTTAAAACAGTTAGGTGTAACAAGTCCTTGTACTTGCGAAAGACAAATATCAATAGACCAGTTAGACGGATTTTTAGCTCCATCTTTAGCGACTGTAGGTCGAATTGATTTTGATTTCGTTCTACCTGGTAATGATCCGAAAGGATTGCCAGATAAAGTAGTTGAACTAAAGACGAAATGGTCTCGTCTCGGTAAAATAAAAAAGGATGGATCCAGAAGTTTTTTAACTACTGCTGTTCCAGTTACACCTAGCTTTAATCATGTTGTCCAGGTGGCAACTTATGCGGCTCACTTTAATTTTAAAGTTCCAGCTTATTTACTTTACGCAACCAAAGAAAATTTTGTTATTTTTGATAGTAACAACTGTCATCATCTTACTGTTGAAGGTATGAAAAAAAATCTTCAAATCATGTTTAACACTTTTAGAAGAAGAGAAAAAATACTTAGTCTGTTTGAACATTTAAGCAGAGAAGAAATTATTGAAGAAGCTGCTGCAATGATGGATATGAATTTAGATCATCCTTTTGCATGGAATGGCATGCCAGCTGAATTATTAAAAGAGGCAAAATTATTATGGAAGCTATGAGGAAACAAACTTTTGATTATATCCAACACAGATTGGACCAGAAGCAAAGACAATTAAAAATAAAATTAATAAAAATATTAACAATAACAATTATAGGAGCAATTACATTATGGCTAATACAGACAAGCTAGTCCAGGCTGTTAATGAGTTTAAAAAATCATTAGATGGACAAACAATTTCTATTCATGGAAAAAATTATGCAACTGTTGCATTAAGAATAGCAATAGCAAGAA